TTTTGAACTTTAAATGCTTCTAATAAAAGAAAATTATCATAATTCTTGCGATGATCTAAAATTCTGTTATTTAAATTATTTGTGTGACCGAATTTAATTAATTTCTCATTGGATTCATTTGTATTATAAATAGTTCCAAAATATATACATTCTGTATTTAAAGGAAATTGTTTAATTAGTGTTTCTTCAATTGCTTTTAATTTGTTTTTTTCCAAACTTTGTAATAAATTATCTTTTTCTAAAATAACCTCATTCTTTTTTTCTAATTGAATTTTTAATTCATCAGTTTCTTCTTCAATAGTTTCTTGTAATACTTCTTCTAATTTCATATAATATTCATGAATTTCAAATGCTTTTTTAGTTCCTGCCTTTAAACAAAATAATTTAAAACATTTAATGGTAAGAAACAATTTTTTAATATTTTGACCACCCCATTTTTCATTTGGAGAACTCGCTTTGGATTTACCCAAAGCGAGATTTATTGAGTTATGTGTGTTAACTATGGATATTTCTTTATGTAATTGTGTCTCAATACAAACTTCGGAATTATCTTTTGAATCTGTATAATCTATATCATATTTAAAATATTTTTCTAATAACCTTTTGGCATCTATTTTTTGTTTAAATCCTAACCATTTCCATACATTATCTAAATCAATAACAAAATCAATATTTTTATCATAGTTTAAGTAGCAATAAAAGCTGCTTACAAATAATTGTTGTTCAAATTCTGTAAAACAATTTTTAATTTTATTTAAAAATTTACTATTGTATGTATTTGACAACTTGGTAATAGGGTTATTTTCAATGAGTTCAACTATATTTAATTGTTCCATTCTTATAATTAAATATAACTATTTGTCTTTAAGTTATTTTTGCTTATATTTAAAAAACCAAGATTTTAAAAGCAAGTTTTGGACTACCATTTGCTCTTTTTAACGGCTATTTTAGGCCCCTGACCACGTTTCTTCACATTATTTGGGTCATATTGGTCTCCTTCATCATCGTCATCATTGATTTGCTTTGACAAGTCCCAGAATTCTTTTGAGCCCAATCTGAAGTCATTATGAGCATCTGCTTTATACCAAAACACTTGTTCTTGTAGTTTATTTGATTTTGAGTTGTTATTTATAACCAAACATTCAAAATTCTCAGTACATTGATCCATCACCTGAGAAAAGGACTCAAATGTTGGAAACATTCCAGCATAATTTTCATAAATGCGCTTTCTATTTGCGATATATGGCTCTCTTAAAATGAATACATAATCTATGTTAGTTCTGAGCGTTGGTGGTATGCCCAAAGGATATTGCATAGTGATGAGTAACATCACCTTCCAATGACGTCCGTTCATAAAGAGTAAACGCATCATCTTATCTCGAGCCCATGTGTTATCATATAAACAATCATCTAAAATAACAAATGTTCTAGGATCAATTGTACTACGTTTAAAAGTTTCCATCTCTTTTTTTACTTGCTTTAATACACCTCTTTGTCTTTTCAAAATATTTTCAATAATTGCTGTATTATATTCATTATGAATAAATAATTTTGGAACCATTTTACCATAAAAACCATTTCCTTCTTCTGTTCCTGAAATTACAGTTCCTATTGGAATATCCTGATGATAATACAATAGATCTCTAACTAAGAAAGATTTACCAGTATCACGTCTTCCTATTAACACAATAACAGGACCCTTTGATTCATTTGGCTTAAAGCTTATACTTTTCATATCAAAACGTTTTAATTCTAAATTCATATATTTATATTAGACATATAAAAATACATTTTATATTAACGAATTTAGTAAAAATATTATTTAATATTATGGTAAATCAAATTCATATTATTGGACCTTTTAACACCGGCACAAATCTTATGTTTAAAATAATTAATAATTCTGAATGTATTGATACTATTACTAATACAATTATTACAACTAACGATACAAGTAATGTACATAATCCATTTAATAAACATATTCTTAATATGTCCGTTTTTGAAAATTATCTAAACAACCCTGATAATTTATTAATCATTATGTATAAAAATATTTATAACTGGTTATATAGTATTAAAAAAGAATCATACGATATTACATATACCAAATTATATTTACCAGTAGAACTTTATGGAAAACAACATACTAATATGATTGAACTTTACAATTATTATTATGTTAATTATATGTCTATTCTAGAACGATATAAAAATGTTATTTTTATTGATTATCGAAAAATAATTGATTGTTCAACTTCTTATGACTATATCAATAATAAAATTAAACCATTCAATTTACGATTATCATCATATGATAAATTTTATAAAACATTAATGACTAAAGCAAAGGATCATGGAAACCCTGTTAGTAATAGTAATGAAGCTAATGAAAAATATTTAGTTAATAGAAAATTAGTTCAATCTTTTTTAGAATGTAAACCATTATTTAAAAAAAGTATTAAAAATATGTTATTAAATTATTTTGAAAATTAAATTCAATTCTCAAATATTAAGGATTATTAAAATAATAAGTTAAATATAAATTATATTTATATTTTTATTAGCTAATGGCACTTTCTATAAACTACCAAAAAAGAAAGAATATTAACATTTTTAACAAGTTTCAAACTAACAACAAAATTAATTTAACTGATACACAGAATTATATTCCTATATACGATAGATTTTTTTCATTAAATACTACTAATTGGAATTCTATTAATTTAAATCATCAATGGGCTATATGTGATATTAAAGATTCAAATAAATCTTTTAAAAATAAAAATAAAAATAAAAATAAAAATAAAGATGATGAAGATGATGAACATATATTTAACTGTAAACTTAAACATATTTCAGATGATGAAGACGTTTCTAATACACAAAAAGTATTTATTAAAATGGCACCTTTATTAGACCCCTTTAAATATTTAGTTGGTAAATACAATTATAATGATTCACAACTATTTAATTTACCATCTTTTGATAAATCTATCAAAGTTCATCCTAAAATTTCAGACCCTAATAATTCTTCGTTTATTGATGGATTTTTCTCATTTTTAACAAGCAAAGTTTTACATGAACATAAATTTATTCATGGTCTTGATTATTATGGTTCTTTCTTATCAATTAAAAATGATTATAAACTTAATATTATTGATGACCTTGATTATCTAATTCAGTCTGATTTTTTTAATAAACAAAAAGGAACTTTATTTAATGTTGAAGATTATTCACATTTAATTACTCCTAATGAAGTTAAACCATTACAACCACTTAAAATTTCTACTAGTTTAAAATCTGTATTATCTGTTAAATCTATTGATGATGATATTTTTGAAAATATTTTTGATAACAATGAAACAGAGGTTATATCTCTTAATGACATCAAAACAAATGGAGTTGAACTTGTTGATATTACAAATTCTAATTGTTTCGATATTTTTAATCAAAATAAGTCTGAAACATTAAAGTCTGGTTCAACATGTTCGTCTAGAACATCTCATACAAATGATAATGATTTGGATGAATTAGATGATTTGGATGAATTAGATTATTCAGATATTCCTGAAGACGAAAATATTGCTACTGAAAATATTAGCAAAAGTTCTTGTTATTCAGAAATAACTGCTAATTTAAAACAAGATGATGACCAAAATGATAGCCAAAATGATGACCAAAATGATGACCAAAATGATGACCAAAATGATGACCAAAATGATGACCAAAATGATGACCAAAATGATGACCAATCTGATAATTCTGATTTATCAACCATTGAAGAAGAATCAATTATGTTAACATTTCCAAAATTTCCAGTACAAGTTATTTGTATGGAAAATTGTGAAAATACTTTTGATGATTTAATTATTAATGAAAATTTAAGTGAAGATGAATGGTTTTCTGGTTTGATGCAAATTATTATGATTTTAATTACTTATCAAAAAATGTTTTCATTTACTCATAATGATCTTCATACAAATAATGTAATGTACATTACTACTAACAAGAAATTTATTTATTATACTTATAAGAAAAAAACATATAAAGTCCCAACATTTGGAAAAATATATAAGTTAATTGATTTTGGACGTGCTATATATAAATTTAATGGTAAATTATTTTGTAGTGACAGTTTTCAAATTGGAGGAGATGCTGCTACACAATATAATACAGAACCTTATTTTAATGATAAAAAACCTCGTTTAGAACCTAATTTCAGTTTTGATTTATGTAGATTAGCTTGTTCTATTTTTGACTATGTTGTTGAGGATTTTGACACTATTAAAAATCTTAATGAATGTTCACCTATTGTCAAACTAATTGTTGAATGGTGTATTGATGATAATGGCATTAATATGTTGTATAAAAATAACGGCATTGAACGTTATCCAGATTTTAAACTATATAAAATGATCGCACGACATGTTCATAAACATACACCACAATCACAATTAGAACGACCAGAATTTAATAAATATTTAGTATCCAATAAAAATATTTCCAAAAATGAAATTATTATAAATATTGATGAATTACCATCATATATTTAAAAATAAATCTAATTAAAATATTATTATCTTTATCTATAATAATATTATGTCAAATTATGGATTTATTATAACCCGTCATGTTAATTCAGAAAAAACAAATAGATATTGGAATCAATCTATAAAATTAATAAGAACATTTTATCCTTTAAGGCAAATTGTTATTATCGATGATAATAGTAATTACGAATTTGTTAAGGCTGATTTTGATTATAATAATCTAACCATTATAAAGTCAGAATATCCTAAGAGAGGAGAACTTTTACCTTATTATTATTATTTAAAGTATAAATGGTTTCCAAATGCTGTAATTATACATGATAGTTTATTTATTCATAAAAAGATTTATTTTGAAAAATTCTCTATGCCAGTTATACCTTTATGGCATCATATTTATGATAAGGAAAATGTAAATAATATAATACGTATAGCATCATCTTTAAAAAATAATAGAGTATTATTAAATAAGATATATAAAAAAGATGAAATTATAACAAACTTAGGCGTTTCATCACATGATAAGTTTAATCTTTGTTTTGGTGGACAATGTTATGTTAAATTAGGATTTTTAGAGATGTTAGAAAATAAATATAGAATTTCTAATTTAGTCCATGTTATTCATAATAGAACTGACCGTTGTTCATTAGAGAGAATATTAGGATTATTATTTTGTGAAGAATATCCTAAATTATTAAGAATAAGCTCAATATTTGGAGATATTATGAAACAATATAGAGCGTTTAATTATAATTATGATGATTATAATAATGATTTAAAAAATAAAAAGGTTATAAATCCATTTGTAAAAGTATGGACCGGGCGTTAAAATGGAGGATTATCAGTAAATGCTAAAGGAGCTGTTGGTATTTCTGTTTCATTAATTACTGGTTTTAGTTGATCCATAATAAAACTACCACATACAACACTTACATAAACTAACAAAGAATCTCTAATCAGAAATTTTAGAGGTTTTGGTTCATTATCAACATATCTCATTTCTAAAAATTTAGCAATAAAGTAAATTATAGATATAATTCCTGCTACTAAAAATATATTATCCATATTAAAATATATTTTTACATTTCTAAACTTAAAATAACGCATTTATCATAAAACTACGTTTACTAAAAGTCGCCTGCGGCTTGCCGAACTTTTCCTATATAATTTTATATATATTTTAACATATTATTTAATATTCAATATATGCTCTACATAAAGGACAACTTTGGTTTCCTATTGTTCTGCTCGCTAAATAATTGTCTTCTTTAATTCTATACTCTGATGTTGTTGTAAATAACTCATTCTCATAATTAATAATTTCTTGAATATTCATCCACTCTGGTCTATCACGCATTAAACCATCTCTTAACCTAATTAATTCTTCATATGACCTATCATCCTCCTCATATTCATAATTTAGTTTTTTTCTTAGAAATGTATTATGAATATTTTCTTTTTCATTTTCCATAATATCTCCATCTTCATCAAATTGTTGTTCATATGTCCAATCAGGAAAATTTAAATCTCTATACATACAAGGTTCTTCTAAATCGGACGCACCAAAATAAATAGTTTTGTAGCAATCTATACACACTTTATGACTACATCTTGGCATTTCTAATGCTTTTTTTGTTTCCATACAAACAGGACATTCATAATCATCGACCATAGTATCTATTTTTTCTAGAATTTCTCCACATGTTTCAAATGGACATATTGTGCTCTGCCAGCAAAATGTAATTCCATTTTTAATACAACCATCATATCTCTCATCTCCTGCTCCTGGTCTATTACACCAATAACATCTCATTTCATTAGAAACTTCTGTCGTCATCTTTAATAATATTAAACTATTTTACATGATTTTATATTATTCAATTTTTTATTATATAAAATTTAAATAGAGGCGTGCGGGGTTTCCCCGCAAATTTATGATAAAATTTCTATATCATCTAATAAAAAATCTGTATCTAATTTTACTTCCGGAGGATTAATTGTATGTACATCTAAAATGTCTAAAGATACATCTTCATTTGAAATCTTTAGTTTTTCATCATCATCTTCTTCTTCCATTTTTCTTTGCATATTTCTTAGAGCACTGATTTCTTCAAGTCTTTCAATTGTTTTTGGTGCTTCTACAAGCTCTTCTTTTCCATTCTTTGTCATAACAGAATCAACATCATTAAATTTCAAACTAACATTTCCATCTTTTCCTTCAAAAATAGCTTGTTTTTCAGTAATTGGTGGTGGCTCAATTATTTGTTCTTTAATTTCTTCAACAATATCTTCTTCAATTGTTTCATCCATATAAGCTTTTAATATACTTTCAACAGGAATACTATCTCTTACTGCATTTAAAATACATTCTTGAACAATTATCTCTAATTCTCTACTATGTCTTTGAATTTGTAGAGGAGGACAATTTAATTCAAAAAGATAAACGTTCTTATAAACTTTTCTGGCAATATTGATATAACATTTATGAATAAAATCATCTAGTTTGGGAATATTTATGTCAATTTTCTTTTGTTTTTGTCCAACTCTCATTGCTGTTAGTAATTTAAGTTGAATAATATGTATACATGTTACTAATTCTTCTAAATAAGAACATCCACTTCTTTCAACAATTCTCTTTTTTTCAGTTTCAATAATTGTGCTATTCCATTTTGGAATTCTTGTAATAAAGTTTTGAAATGTCATTAGATATTTTTCAGTTTCATTATTATCTTTACAGAGTTTGTAGGATTCATCAAAAATAGATTTTAAACCTTCAATGATTAGTGGAGTCAGAATAGTAAGCAATCTGGCACCCCATTCATTCTTTGATTCGTGTAATGAACTAACATTAAAATCATCCATAATGTAAATATTTGATGAAATATTTTTATTATTTAAACTAATTTGCTAAAGTATGTTCTCATTGTTACTGAAAAATATGGAATTTTAGCAATTATATATTTTATGATGATAAATGCTCACAAATATACAATTAAAATATTGGTGAAAATTTCAGTCACAAAATATTTTCTAAAAGTATTTTTGGTTTTCGAAAATGGACAAAAATAAATGTCCAAAATTGAAAAACTAAAATACTTTTTGAAAAAGACCCTCTTTTCCGATGTTTCTGAGCATAATGCTCTCATTTTCATTTTTTGTTCGAAAAAAAGTGTTACGATAAATTTTTATATATTTTTGAAAAAAGGATTTAGGCGTTTTTTTTATAAGTATATTATACTGACAAATGACTGATATTTTTACGCAAAAAACGCCACCAAATTTTGAATGTAATAATTGTGACTTTAAATGCTTTAAACAAAGTGATTGGAACAGACATTTATTAACACGTAAACATAAAAAAACTGACATTTTTCCAAAAAGCACTGACAATTTTACGCAAAAAAACGCTGAAACATTCCTATGTAGTTGTGGAAAAATATATAAACATAGGCAAAGCTTATTCAATCACAAAAAAAAATGCGTTGTAATTAATAAAACAAAAATGATTCTAAACGTTATTAAAGACGACAAAAATGTTCAAGATTTTCTTATTGAACAGAATAAACAACTTATTGAACAACTTTCACATCAAAATAAACAACTTATTGAACAAAATAATAAATTAATTGAATTATCTCAATGTAATACTATTGGAACTATTAATAATACTGTTAATGCTAACAGTAATAATAAATTTAATATTAATGTATTCTTAAATGAAACGTGTAAAGATGCTATTAATTTAACCGATTTTGTAAATCAAATTACTTTAAGCTTAGAAGATCTTGAAGAAACTAGTAAAGTTGGTTATGCTGAAGGAATAAGTAATGTATTTATTAGAAATCTAAATGATATTGATTACAAAGAAAGACCAATTCACTGTAATGATTTCAAAAGAGAAGTATTATATATTAAAGATGATAATCAATGGGTTAAAGATAATAAAGAAAAACTAACTAATGCTATTAAAATTGTAGCTAATAAAAATATAAAACAAATACCTGATTGGCAAAAAACTAATTCA